CCTCGTCGAGGTACCCCACGGCTGCCGACATGGCCCACGCCTGCATCAAGGCAGGCGTGGTCAAGAGCACCGGACAGTTCGGCGACATCGTGCTGTTCCTCAACAAGAGCGGCAAGGGCGACGGGCCCGCCTGTCTGTCCCTCGGTGGCAAGTCCCTCATGTCCAGTGACCGGATGATTACTGGGCGCATCGGCTACTGCACCACCAGCCAAATCTGGTCCAACCTGCGGCTCGTCGGGTTCGTCGACCCGCACAGGGTCCCAGGCTGGCCCGCGATCCCGGCCGACCCCAAGCCCACCGTTCACCCCTCCGGCCCGGTCAGGGGCGTGAACACCTACGCCAAGGGTCTCGTGTTCAAGACCAAGTTGGCTGCCGGGTCCAGGGGCCCGTTCGTCTGCGAGATCCAGTACCACCTGCGTGTCCCGGTCACCGGTGTCTACGACGCCAAGACGCTCGCAGCGGTCAAGGCAGTCCAGAAGCGCCGCTTCCCCCTCCTCGGTAAGGCGGACGGCATCGCCGGTCCTGTCACCTACCGGACGATCACCGGTCACAAGTGACCCAAGACCCCCGGCTGGGCGGCGCGACATATGCCTCCGTCGCCCAGCCTCGGCACGTAGACCGGTGGGCTTGCGGCTGGTGCGGGAAGGTCTGGTCCGTTCCCTCTCTCGCCCGGGACTGCGAGAAGGACCATGGATTCTGAGCAGCATCGGGCCCGCCTCGCCGCGTCGATGACTGAACGGCAGTTGCAGGACGCCGTCCGCCGCGCCGCCCGCGAGACCGGGTGGCTGCACTTCCACCCCCACGACTCCCGGCGCTCCGAGCCCGGCTGGCCCGACAGCGTGTTCGTCAAGGGCGACCGCCTCCTGTACCGGGAGTTGAAGGCCGCCAAGGGGCGCCTGTCCCCCGCGCAGCGGGAGTGGCTCGACGCGCTCGCGATCGCCGGGCAGGACGTCGCGGTCTGGCGTCCCGAGCACTCCGTGTCCGGGCACATCTTCCGTGTCCTCGCCGGAGCCGACGACACGTTCCGACTAGGCCCCGGGGACGTCCTGAAGGGGAAGCACTGAGGACGCCGACGCCGCCCTGGCCGCCTGGACCGCCGCCGTCAACACCTGATCCCCGGACGCTAAGCGCGTGCCCCCCGCACCATCGGGGGGTGCGCGCTTACTGCTACGGGGTCGCGTTCGGTGTGGGCGTCGTCGCCGGTTGGGCGTGCCATGAGGTCATCGACCGAGCCGCGATCCGGGCCGCGTGGTGGCTCGCCGATGCCGGAGTCACCGTGACCGGCGGCCAGGCCCCGAGACGCTAAACCCGTTTACGGGTCACCATGCGCGACATGACCGCAGACCCCACGGGCCCCCTTGCCATGCAAGAGGGCACGTCGTGACCCTCTCATCCCACCAGCGCCCCCACCGTGGCGGCACTGACGTCTGGCTCACCCCGCCCGACATCCTCACCGCCGTCGGACCTTTCGACCTAGACCCCTGCGCCGTCACCCAGCCCCGGCCCTGGCCGACCGCTGCACGGCACTACGTCGAGGCCGACAACGGACTCACGCAGCCGTGGGAAGGGTTCGTGTGGTGCAACCCACCGTTCGGCCCCGAGGCCGGTAAGTGGCTACACCGCCTCGCCGACCACGCCAACGGCATCGGCCTCGTCCCCGCCCGCACGGAGACCCGCTGGTTCGTGTCCGCCGTGTGGGAACGCGCCGACGCAATCCTGTTCCTCCACGGGCGACCCCACTTCCACCGCCCCAACGGTGAGCGCGGGGCAGCCAACTCCGGCGCCCCCATCTGTCTCATCGCCTACGGCCCGACAGCGGTCCAGCGACTCCGAGACTGCGCCCTCCTCGGCAGCCTCGTGGAGGGCTGGCGGTGACCGCAGACCCCACGGTCGAGCCCACGCTGCTCGCTGACCTCACCCCCGATGCCGCCCTCGTGTCCGGCGACGGCCGCGCCGTGGTGCTCAACGAGGACTGCCTCGCCGCCATGCGCGCCCTCCCCGACGACTCGATCGACGCCGTGGTCACCGACCCGCCGTACGGGCTGTCAGCCCTCCCGGCAGTCGCCGTGACCGAGGTGCTGGCCGCGTGGCTCGCCGGAGACCGTGAGGCCACCGCCCGGGGTGCCGGATTCATGGGCAAAAGTTGGGATGCGTTCGTGCCGCCCCCGGCCGTGTGGGATGAGGTCTACCGGGTCCTCAAACCCGGTGGCCACGTGCTCGCGTTCGCGGGGTCGCGGACGGTCGACCTCATGGGCATGTCGATCCGCCTCGCCGGTTTCGAGATCCGCGACTCCCTCACCTGGGTCTACGGCTGTCTCACGGCTGACGCGGAGATCCTGACCGAGAGCGGTTGGAAGCCCGGCATCGATGCCATCACCGGTGAGCGCGTCGCACAGTGGGACCCGGCCACCGGTGCGATCACCCTCGCCCCGGTGCAGGAGACGTTCCGTGCGCCCTGGGATGGCCCGATGCGCGTGCTGCGCAACTCCGACACCGACCAGGTGCTCACGCCGAACCACCGCGTTCACCACAAGGCGTGGCAGCGGCGCATGGTCAAGGGCGTCCGGGGCGGCTCATGGACGGACTGGCAGGTCTCCGAGGCTGTCCACCTGCCCGCATCACAGTCGGTGCGCCTGCCCGTGGCGGGTCGCCACGAGGGACCCGGCATCGGTGGGACCGACTACGCCGCACTCCTGGGCTGGGTGTGGACCGAGGGCGGGTTCGACCCGTCCGGCACGGGCGTGCGGATCTACCAGTCATCGGTGAACCGGGACAAGTGCGACGAGATCGCCGCGCTGCTCGACCGCATAGCCCCCCAGCACAAGCGGTACGACCGGGAGCGCACCTACGTGCGCCGCAACGGCGACGAGCATCGCTACGTCGAGTCGACGTGGTTCATCACCGGCGACGTCGCCAACCGGGTCCGCGCGGACCTGCCCGGCAAGCGCCCCACCTATGACCTGCTCTGGAAGATGACCAGCACCGAGACCGACGCGATGATCCGCGCGGCCATGCTCGGTGACGGCAACGGTTGGGGGTCGGGCAACGCGGCGTTCACTCAACGCTACGAGGACGACCTTGTGTGGTTCCAGACCGCGCTTGCCCTCACCGAGCGCAGCGGCAAGGTCGGGATGCGCCCCGACCGCGACAACGGTGCCGTGTACCTCCGTCAGCGGGCCACCACGGACGTGCAAGCCAAGGGCCGCACAGTCGAGGACTACACCGGTGAGGTGTGGTGCGTCCGTGTCCCTACGGGCGCGTTCGTGGCGCGCCGCAACGGCAAGGTGTTCATCACCGGCAACTCGGGGTTCCCGAAGTCCATGGACGTGTCCAAGGCGATCGACAAGGCCGCCGGTGCAGAGCGTGAGGTCATCGAGACCCGAAAGACCCAACCCAAGTTCGCGAAGGCCGGTGACGGTCGACCGCAGCCAAAGTGGGAGCACCACGACACCGTCGACATCACCGCACCTGCCACCGACGATGCTCGCACCTGGGAAGGCTGGGGGACAGCACTCAAGCCGTCGATGGAGCCGATCGTCGTGGCCCGCAAGCCACTGTCCGGCACCGTCGCCGCCAACGTCCTCGCGTACGGGACTGGGGCACTCAACATAGACGCCACCCGAGTGTCGACGTCGGACACGGTGCAGGCGTCAGCGTCGGGAGGGGACCCGTTCGGTGCCGGTTCGTACGAGGCTGGCACCGGCCGCATCCCGAGTATCGCGCAGGGCCGGTGGCCCGCAAACGTCCTCCTCTCCCACGGTGAGGACTGCCGACAGGTCGGGTCGACGGCGGAGCGCGTCGGCGGCGGCGCCACCGGATCATCCGGGTTCGTCGACGGCTACACCTCCGGTGACGGGTTCGTCGGCCGCGAGGTCACCGCACCGGTGTGGGCGTGTGTGGAGGGGTGCCCTGTCGCAGCACTCGACCAGCAGTCCGGGGACCGCAAGGCCAGCGGCCAGTACGACGGCGACGGATCCCGCGCACCCGGAGACCACGACACTGACTTCGGAGGTGGACACCGGCCCGCGTCGATGTGCGCCGACAAGGGTGGCGCGTCGAGGTTCTTTCCGACGTTCGCTGACGCCCACGATCCCCTCGACCAGGCGTCGGCGCCGTTCCTGTACCAGGCCAAGGCCCCGACCCGGGAGCGCCCGTCGTACGAGCGGGAGGGCGCGCTGCGCTTGCGAGCCGACCTGACCGACGCCGAACGCGCCTACGTGCTCACAGAGTTGGCGGCAGCGGGCGTGAAAGATGCTCCCTGATCTGCGCGAGGCAGCCCGCGGGGTCCGATCGCAGGTCTCCCTCCCACAGTCGCAGGACGCGCCACCCACACGCGGCGGCGTAGACGTCCTGGGATCGGTCGAGGGCAACGCGACGGAGGATGCGCGACTCAGTGCTGGTCCCCGCACGGTCGTGCCAGTAGTCTCCGTCGAACTGCACCAGCAGGAGCGCCTCGTCGACGATCGCATCCGGGGTGAACTTGTCCATGAACACCTCCTGGGCGCGGTACGGCACCCCGGTCGAGTCGAGCAGCGCGTAGCCCGCTCGCTCGACGCCGTTGGGTGTCGCGCGACTCTGGCGAGCGTTCTGCCGGTTGAGGCGTGCGAGGACGTCCGGGTCGGCGTCGCGGCAGGCCAGGGAGCAGTACGTCACGTTGTACCGCCCGCTCGCCGTGCGCGACGGCGACCAGCGGAACGTACCGCTGCACACCTTGCAGACGTGGTCGGTCTTGCCGTCGCCCTGCGCGGCGTTGTGGCACGCCAGCGAGCAGTAGACGCCCTCGCCAATGTCTGCGCGGCTCCGTATGACGTAGAACGCCGAGCCGCACCGCTTACAGGAGCGATCCTCTCCGGTGCGTCGCCTGCGCGCCGTAGCCGCGAGCGCGCAGGGGTGAGAGCAGTACCGCGTGCGTGGAGAGCACCGTTTGGTAAACGAGACGTTGCAGCCCGCGCATGCGATAGTCCGCAGCGCGTAGCCCTCTGTGCCTTTGGCCATGACCCCAGTGTACCTACGCCTACCGACAACCCGATTGTGGTGATGACAGGGCATGCGTGACTTGACCCCCGAGGAAGTGCCCGAGCACCTGCGAGGCTATTTCGAGGAGGTGATGCCGGAGTCGGGTGGGCGGGTAGCCCACCCGACCTAGCGCCGTGAAGCCGCTCGCCGTCATGGCGTGGCTCGTGCGCCTCGTCGTCGGCGGGCGCCCGGACGCGATCGTGCTGGAACCGTTCGCTGGGTCCGGGACCACGATCGAGGCGTGCCTCAACGAGGGCGTCCAGGTCATCGGGATCGAGCGGGAGGCCGACTACCTCCCGCTGATCGCCCAGCGCATCGACCGGGCCACCGGCAAGACCCCCGCCGCCGCCCCCGCCCCGGCGCCGGTGCTGACCGTGGTCCCGGACGCGCCGGTGGAGGCGGCCCCACCGGCCGTCGAGCAGGACGCCCTGTGGTGACCGCGATCGCTGACGCCGCTCGTGACAAGGCGCCGCGTGCGGACTCCCTGATCGCCAAGCGCCTGTTCGACGACCTCATGGCCGCGCCCCCCGCGCTGCGCACCGACTACATCCGCACCCTGAACGGCCCCGACCTGCGGCAGGTGTTCGCGATCGCCGAAGCGAACGGCGGCACCCCGTACTGCCTGTGGGTGGACAACCCCGTCGGTTTCGTCGAGGACGTCCTCGGCGAGAACATGTGGTCGATCCCCCGTGCCATGTTCAACGGGCTGACGACGCACCAGCGCGTCGCCGTGCCGTCATCGTTCTCAACGGGCAAGAGTTGGTCCAGCAGCCGGGCCGTCGTGTGGTGGTCCTCCGTTCACCCCGTGGGCACCGCCGTCACCGTCACCCTCGCGCCGCTGTGGCGGCAGGTCGAGCGCATCATCTGGCCCGAGATCCGCCGCACCCACCAACGGTCGGACCTTCCCGGTACCGTCGACATGACGCAGATGAAGATGATGAGCAGGGGCGGATTGGAGACCGTGGTGGCGTACGGCATCGCCGCATCGCCCCACAATGAGGCGGCCGTCCAGGGTGTCCACTCCCCGAACATCCTGATCGTCGTCGACGAGGCTGGTGGCCTGTCGCAGAACATCGGCCGGAACCTGCGCGGTCTGCTCACCGGCCCCAACTCCCGCCTCCTCGCGATCGGGAACCCGCCCACGGACAACGAGGGCTCCTGGTTTGAGCAGTTGTGCGAGACGGACGGCGTTCTCACCTTGCCCATCCCGGCGCCGTCGACTCCGGCGTTCACCGGTGAGGTTGTCGGGAAGTGCGGGTCGTGCCCGCCCGAGGTGCCCCCGCACCCGATCACGAAGCACCTCGTCGACCCTCAGTGGGTGGAGGAAGTCCGCGCCGACTACGGCGAGGACTCCGCGTACTTCCAGGCCAAGGTCCTCGCCCGGTTCCCCAAGGGCACCGGCGACCGCGTCCTGCCCGTGTCGTGGATCGAGGCCGCCCAGCAGTCCGACGAGCCCGTCGACGACGACGGTGCACCGTTGGAGGGGTACGTGCGCCTGGCCGACCTCGGCCTACCCGACGAGACCAGCGACCTGTGCGTCCGCATGGGCGCCTGGGTGCGCCTCGGCGTCGACGTCGCCGCCGACGGTGGTGACGAGTTCTCCATCGCCCGCCTCGTCGGCGACCTCGGCACCATCGAGCACACCTCCTCCGGTGAGACCAACGCGAACGCCGTCGACGTCGCCGGGAAGGTCAAGGTCGAGATCGACCGCGCCAACCTGCTCCGCAACGCGCTGGGCACCAAGGCCAAGGTACGGGTCAAGATCGACGGCATCGGCCTCGGTTGGGGTGTCGGGTCCATCCTCACCAAGTGGGTCGAGGAAGGCGTCATCGACGCCGAGATCGTCGTCGTCATCGTGTCCGAGGGCACCGACCGCGACGACGAGGACGCCCCCATGCGCCCGGCGAACAAGCGCGCCGAAATGTGGCTCGCGCTGCGCTCGCTGCTCCAACCCCGCAAGGACGGGCAGTCCCCGCTGCGCCTGCGCATCGACAAGCGCACCGCCGCACAGTTGGCCGGGCCGTCCAAGCACACCACCGCGACCGGGCGCGTCGCGATCGAGAAAAAGACCGACATGAAAAAGCGGGGGATCTCCTCCCCCGACCGTGCCGAGGCCCTGCTCCTGGCCGCGTACGAGCCCGCCGCCGCCAAGCCCAAGCGCAAGAAGGCACGCCTGGTCACCAACTAGCCACCGAACGTGTGTACGCATCTTGACACCCCACCCCGCCGCGCTTAGGGTGTGTACGCCTCGCCCGCCCGCAACCCACGGAGCCCTGAGTGCCCGACTACACCACCCTCCCCGATCACGACTGGGAAGGCGCCACCTACTACCCCCTCACGGAGCGGCAGGCGGCCCGCGCCTCGCAACACCTAGAGGGCCAGGTCAAGATCAAGGTCGAGGATGAGGTGACGTTGCGGGTCGTGGAAGTGGTGTGCCGCCAATGCCGCCGGGTCTACGAGGACGCCCACGACGAGCCCTGCGTCATCGGTATCCACCTGCGCGGCGGACCCATCGGGGAACGTAAGAAGCGCAAGGGTGTCGCCGTCGAGGGCGGAGACGCCTACTACCCAACCGACATCGACGGCGACGAGCCGATCTATCGGGACCTCGCCAGAACCATGCGGGGGCCGGTGTGACCGCCCGGCCGGACGCTAATGCCGTGACCGCCGTACCTTCGCGACCGTGACCCCTGACAAGACCGCCGCCCCCGCGACCGGTCGGCTGCTGCTCGACGTGTTCGCGCTGCTGCTGATCGTGGCCGGTGTCATCGGCCTCAACGTGGCCGCGTTCACCCTCACCCCGGTGCTGGGTGTCGCAGCCGTGAGTGTGACCGCGATCGCTGCGGGCGTTGGCCTCGGCCAGGCCCGCTAACTGAGGAGACCGAGTTGTCGTTCCTGCCCGCGCTGCGGACTGCCGTCTCCGGCGGGTCCCGTAGCGCCGAGCGTAAGCAACTGGGCTTCGCCGACTACTACGCCGGTCTCCTCGTCGCCGGGATCAACATCGACGCCGCGTCCGCGCGCAAGCGGTGGTCGATGGAGCGTGCCGTCACCGAAGGCTTTGAGCGCGCCATCTGGTGCTACAAGCCCGTCGACGCGATCGCCCGCGAGCACCTGCGGACCCCGTTCAGCATGTCCTCGAACGGCAACAAGATCCCCGACCACCCCTACTACCGGCTCCTGAACACCGGGTTCGCGAACCCGATGGAGACCGCAGCGGTGTTCCGTAAGCGGCTCGTTCAGCAGTTCCTGCTGTCCCCCCGTGGCGTGTTCGTGGAGGAAACCCCCTCCCGGTCCGGGGCACCGGCCCGACTGGACCTGCTGTCCCCAGCGCGGACCCGGATCATCCCCGGCACGGGTGCGGAACTGATCGCCTACTACGAGACCACCGGTGCGGACGGCATCCGCCGGTTCGTCGACCCCGAGCGGGTCCGATGGATCCGTGACCCGCACCCCACCGACCCGTTCGGTGCGATGACCCCGCTGGAAGCGGCCGGGCTCAGTATCGAGTTGGACTACTTCGCCCGCCTCTACAACGTGTCGTTCATGCGCAACGATGCCCGCCCCGGCGGGATCCTGGGCATCAACGGTGACATGGACGACGCGGACATGGACCGCATCGAGGCCAAGTTCGGGAAGGGCCCCGTCGAGGCCGGTCGCCTCACCGCGATCGCTGGGGAAGTGTCCTACGTGGACATCGCCGCCCGGCCCCGCGACGTGCAGTATCAGGTCCTGTCCAGGATCGCCCGTGAGGAGATCCTGGCCGCGTTCGGCGTTCCGATGACGGTCCTGGGTCAGGCTGACGGCAAGACGTACGCGAACGCTGACGCCGAGATCGAAGTGTTCTGGATGCACACGATGACCTCGGTGAACGCGCTCATCGCGTCCGGGTTCTCCAACGATGACATGATCGAGGTGTCGTTCGATCACTCCAAGATCCCGGCTATGCAGCGTGCCGAGCAGGCCGCCCGTGCTGAGGCTAAGGGTGAGGTTGAGGGTGGGTTGCGGTCCATCGACGAGTACCGGGGACTGCGCGACGACCTTCCCCCACTGGACAACGCCTTCACTCGCGCCCTGTGGTTGCAGTCGGGCAAGACTCCCGTCCCGGCCAAGCCGGAGGACGGTGCCGAGTTGGGCCTGGGCACCCCTGTCGACCCGAACGCCCCCGTCGACACCTCCATGGGTGGTGCCCCCGACCCGGCAGCGGCCGGGCAGCAGCCCAACGACTCCGCCGGAGCCACCACTGACCCGGCCGCTCCCCCGGCCGCTCCCCCGGCCGCCGGTCCCATCCCCGGCGCTCAGCCTGCCGCCCCGGCCGGTGGCACCGACGCCAACGGTGACGCGATTATCCCGGCGGCTCCGGCCAACGTGACGATCCGAGGCTGACCGGGCATGGGAGACGACAACTACCTTCCGCTCCTGTCCTTCAAGGGGGTCGGGACCCGCACCTCCACAACCGACGAAACGACCCGCGACCGGCTCGAAACGGCCCTGCTGGACGCCCTCACCGAGGTGGCGAAAGCGGGCACGGACCGGTCCCTTACCCGGCTCCGCTCCCCGAAACAGCGCAAGGGGACCCGTCACTTCACCCCCGAGTTCCCCGTCGACACCCGCGTTGGAACGAAGGCGTTGGACGCCCCCCGGGTAGTGGACGCCGACCGGTGGGTTGAGGACGTTCACGCGAGCGTGACCCCCCTGATCGAGGCGGCTGCTGAGCAGGCCGCAGCGCAGATGCTCGTGGACCTCGGCTACGACGGTATCAAGGTCGCCGCGTGGAACAGCCTGTCCCGCCGGGCCCGGGTTCTGGTGCACACGGCACGGCAGTCAACCGTGTCCACAATCCTGACCATGGTCAGTGATGCTGCACGCGGCCGCGCCGACGCCCTCGCCGCTGCCCTCAACGCCGCTGACCAGGGCGACGCGACCATCGACGACCTCATCAAGGCGGTCGGCGACTACGCGGCCCGGAACCTGACGTGGGCGGCAGGGGTGGCTCGGCAGGCTGCGACTGCGACGCTGGAAGGCGCCCGCGATGCGCTCGCGGTGCAGGTCCGCGACGCCCTCATGGCTGAGAACGCTGACCCCAACATCGTGCGCCAGTGGATCTCCCGCCTCGATGAGAAGGTCCGCGACACCCACCGCAAGGCGCACGGGCAGACCGTGGCTGTCGGTGAGCCGTTCTCCGTCGGCGGTGTCCTGCTCGACTACCCGGGGGACCCTTCCGCGCCACCTGCTCTCGGACGCAACTGTCGGTGCCGAACCATGTACCGGCACCGGCTCTCCGGTCGGTTCGTGGCGCGCCCGAGTAGCGAACCCCAACGCTAAGGGGCTACACTGAGGGTGCTGCCGGTGAGCGACCGGCACGAGAGGAGCACCCCCGTGACCGACGACCTGACCGCTGTCCTGGGCTGGGACCCGACCGAGCCGCTGCACCCTGACCTCGTGCCCTACATCGAACCCCACCCCGGGCTGGGCCAGGTGCTGCGCCACCCCCTCGTCTACCAGGTCCCCTACACCCCGCAGGTCGCCGCATGGGTAAACAAGGCCTACGCCGCGAAGGTCCCGGCGCTGGCCGAGGCCCTGGCCGAGGGACGCTGGCACACCTACGTGATGATCCACGAGCGCCCGCACCGCCTCGACGCGCTGCGCCGCATCGCGCGCGACGAGCGCATGACCGACGCCGCCTACTGGTCCCTGGTGTCCGAGGTGTGGATCGACTCCGAGAACATCTGGCAGAACCTCGACGAGTGGCACGACGTGCTGGAAGCCGACCGCCTCGACCGCGAGGCCATGATGGACGCCGACGAGCGCGCCGCCCTGGCGTCGATGCCGGACGTCGTGACGATCTACCGGGGCTGTACCTCCGGGCTCAACGAGGAGGGGTTCTCCTGGTCGGAGGACTTCGCCCGCGCGGAGTGGTTCGCCAAGCGCCACGACCACGGCGACGAGCAGGTCGTGATCGAGGCGACGTGCCCGAGGGACGCGATCATCGCGGTATTCCACGGCCGGGGCGAGAACGAGGTCATCGTCGACCCGGAGTCCGTCGCGTTCGTGAAGTACCGCGAGGTCTGACTGGCACCCCCAACGCTAAGGGGGTATACTAAGAGTGCAGGGGGGAGGTCCCCCTGAGAGAGGAGGCCCCATGGCCACCACGATCGCTCCTCCGGCCCCGCGCTTCACCGCGCGCCAGGCCGCCACCCTGGTCCGCAAGGCCGGTGAGGCCGCCGTCAAGGCGTCCCAGGCCGCCACCCCGGCCCCCATGGTCGTCGGCACCGCCAAGAGCCTGTTCGATGACTCGTTCGACCTGTCCAAGCCGGTCTACAAGGTCGACGAGGGCGTGTGCGGGTTCGCGTGGGTGTGGTTCCCCCGGGCCAACGACTCGTTCGCCCGCCGTGCTCTGGCCGCCGGACTCACCGCCAAGTGCTACGACGGCGGCATGAGGTACAGGATCCCCACCCGCTCCCAGTCTCTGGCCCGCAACGAGGCCGCCGCCCGCGCCGCCGCCGCCGTGTTCGCAGCCGCCGAACTGGTCGCCTATCCACAGTCGCGAATGGACTGACGCTAAGGCCGAGCACGGCCTAGCCTCACCACCATCAACACCGGCCCCGCTGTCGGCTCCCCAGCCGTCAAGGGCCGGTTCTCGTCACGTGTGGAGGACCCGGTGGCCAAGGCCAAGTTTCGTGCGGACCAGCACCCGCGCGACCGCCTCGGCCGGTTCATCGAGATCGGCTCCCACGTCCGCCTGTGGGGCGGCCGCGACGGCATCGTGCGCCGCAACCTCGGCAAGGGTCAGGTCGAGGTCGAGACCACGACCGGTGAGCGACTGATCGTCCGCCACGACCGGATCACCGTCACCGCCCGACCCGACGGCGCCGCGCCGATCGACAAGCCCGCCGACAAGCCGCACGCTGCCCCCATCGTCGCCGCATCCGTGTCCGCCGTCCATGACGGTCCCGAGCCCGACACCCTGACACCGGAGCCGGTAGCGTCGCTTCACACCGTCGACTACGACGGCAAGGACGGCGACCGAAGCCACATCACCCGAGTGCAGACCGGCACAGTCCCAACCTCGGCTATCGAACATCTGCCGGGCGTCAGCGGCGAGCAGCCGGGACAGCCCAGCCGCCAGGGCGAGGCCTGGGACGCGCTCGTCGAGTCGATCAAAGCGGATGGGATCAAGAGCCCCATCTTCATCACTGTCGACCCCGGCGAGCAGCCGATGATCTCCGAGGGCAACAACCGTCGCGACGTCGCCGTCTACCTTGGCCTCCCGGCCGTCCCGGTCGAGATCCGGTACTACGGACACGCCGAGAAGTACGTCAGCGTCACGGGGACCGACACCCTGACGCCTGACGACCTCGCCCGTGCGGCCGCCGTCGGCGCCGGGTCGGCGCCGGAGTACGGCACCCCCGCCTACCGGCGCGCCGACCTGTCCCCCACAACGCCGACCCCGGACTCGTTCCCGTACGCCGGTCGCGTCGCCACCGACCCCGAGGGCCGCACCTGGCTGCTCGCGCGCCGCACCGAGGTCGGCGACATCCCGTCGAACACCGGCTGGACGGGGATCGTGTACGACCCCGAGCGCCGTGCACAGTCCGAGGCCGCCGGTGGCCGCCAGCCGTACCCGGCCGGGTGGATGAGCCCGCTGAGCGCGGGCGGTCGCTCGCAGGACGAGATCGTCGAGCGGTGGGGCCTCACCGTCGGCAAGCGTGTCGACGCCCGCACAGTGGCATCCAACGCTAAGCCGGTGTACGATGGGAGTGTCCCGGGGGGAGCGACCCCGGACTCCCAGGAGGTGCCCGTGAGCAACGACCCTGACTACGCGCGTCTGCGCGTTGAGGGTGAGGTTTGGGTCAACCAGGATCGCGTCGCAGCACTCCGGCGCGCAGCGCGCCGCGACGGCCTCGACGTCACCTCGGGGAAGCCGGACAACGTAGATCGGGGCCAGCGCACCGACCGGCGCATCGTCAACCTCATCGACCCGGCAGACCGGACCACGATCGTCCGCCCGGACAGGCCCTCGGCCGACGCCGGGGTCGACGCCCCGATCGCCAAGCGCGGCGACCGGTTCACCTACCGCAACCGGGAGTTCACCGCGACCAGCGTCGCCGGTGGCCAGGTCACCCTGAGCACCCCCCGCCGGGGCGGCGCCCACGAGCAGACCATCCCCCTCGACCGCCTCGCGACCCTGATCGACCGTGGCGCCGTCGTCCCCGTCGCCAAGCGCACCAGCACCCGGCGCACCGCCGAGGACATGACCGCCCACCGTCAGGCGATCGTCGACGCTCTCGGCACCTCGTGGGAGCGCCCCCCGATCGGCGCCCGCCCGGCCGACCTCGACGCCCTCGTCCGCGACGGCCTGATCGAGTCTGAGATCCGCGACGAGCGCGAGCCCCAGCCCGGCGGCCGGTTCCCCGGCGCGACCGGCTCGCAGTTCGGTGGCGCCGCCACCGTCGTGCGCCGCCGCCGCTACGTCCGCCTCGTCGACCCGACCGCTGGCATGGCGTCCGACGCCGGTGCCGACGAGCCCGTCGACGACCTCGCCGACGTCGTGCCCCCCAACCGGTTCGGCCTCGTCCCGGTCAAGGTCCCCGCGTCCGAGATCCAGGTCGGCGACCGCCTCGACCAGGCTGGCAAGCGCCGCGTCCGCGTCGTCCACGAGCGCAACGGCGACGTGCTGGCCGCGTGGAAGTTGCGCGGCTCCACCTCCTCCGGTGTCGCCAAGCACCCCGCCGACGACACGGTGACGGTGTGGCGTACACCGGAGGCCCCACAGGCCCCGGCCGCCGACATCACCCCGGACCTGCCGTCCGGGCTCGCGCTCTCCCAGCGCCCCGACCTCCCCACCGTGCGCCCCAAGCCGGGCGCAGACGAGTGGGCGCACCTCATGGACTCCGCGTACGACCGGGCCGAGTTCGACCTGTTCGACGCCTACCAGTCCGCGTACCTCGCGTTGGAGAACGCCGAGGACAACTACCGGGCGCTGCACAACTCCACCGCCCGGTCCCTGCCGGACTCCGAGTACGAGCAGGTGCTCGCCGACGCCGAGTCCATCCTCGACGGGGTGGGCCTGGGCAAGGGCGTCGACCTGGCCCGGTTTGAGGCCGAGCACAGCCACGACCCGCAGCCCTCCGACATCGACCTGCCCACCCCGACGGCCGACATCGCCGTCGAGGACGCGGGCCGCGCGGCGCGGGGAGAGACTGACCCGGTGACCGACGAGGAGCGCGACACCGACCCCACCGAGGTCCCGTCGCAGACCGTCTACTCGTTCCCGTCGTTCCGCCTCGACGATGCCGTCAAGTCCATCGACAAGGCGAACCGGCGCGCCGAGCGTGCGGGCATCGAGGCCCGGTTCACCTACACCACCGAGACCGAGTGGGTCGAGGTCAAGCCCACCACCGGACCGGACGGCACCACCCCCACCGGGATGCCCAAGCAATACGTCGAGCGCGTCACCCTCACCCTCAACCGGCCCACGATCGCCCACGACGGGTACGTGTTCATCGCGACCCTGACGTGGGACCCCGAGGTCGGTCTGGTCACCCGCACCGCCCCGGACGCGACGCTCACGCGGCGCCCCGAGGCCCG